TCTTTTCTTATTAATTTTCTTCTTCTACTTCTAAGTATATGCTTATCTATATACCCTTGATATATGTCTCTAATTTTAACATCAAGTTTTAGAACCTCACGAAGTTCATCTAAAACATAACACCCTTTATCAAAGAAATAGATAATAGATGCAACTACTTCTCCAAATGTTCCTTCTTTATAATCTTTATTATAAGCATCAAAAGTAAATTTAGCAAAATACATTGCTGCAAAATACTCATTATCATATTGCTTATCAAAGAAATCTTCATCATTTATAATATTAAGCTTCATAAAAGACCTATTAAATAATGTATACATAAATCCATAAGTCTTTAATCTATCTAAAAAGTTATGCATAGGTTGTACAAAATGCTCTATATAATTAGTTCTTTCTTCTTTAATATCTACTTTCTTTATATCAACTTTATCTACAACATACTTATCAAATAACACTTTTGAGTTATTTATATAATACTGTATGAAATCATTATAATACATATATTTCTCCTTTACATTATCTCTAAAAAGTACTTTACTTTATTATAAACCTTACGAATAGCTTCTTTAATCTTATAAATTACACCAGAAGTATTAGTAGGGTGTCCATTCCAATACTTATCATCCATAATAGAAGACTTTCTTATAACTCCATTATTGCAATTAAATATATTTCTCTCAACAGAGAAAGAAGCTAAATCTTCTACAAATTCAAAATAATCATCATAATAAGGTCTTAATTCATCAAAACTCATATTAGTTGGAGCTATATTAGTACTTTTAATATATTCCCAAATTTCCTCTCTTTTATTATCAAATATCTTCTCTACTACTTCTCCAAACTCTCTTTTAGCCTGAGATATCCAAATTCCTTTAGTCATTATAACAGTTTTCCATTCATCTACTATATAATCTTTTACTTTAAGTATTCTAATAGCTACTTCTTTACAAAGTTCTCTAGATAAATTACTATAAAGTACAACTACTGAATTAGCTATTCTGGTAAATCCTTTAAGTCTATAAGTATTGCCATAAGTATCTAGTTCATGTTCTATACTTACTAAATGCTTAGCAAGATAAGCTGTTCCTAAGAAATAGTAAGCATTATCTTGCATTTTACCTATTAGAATATCATTTGTATTATGATATGGATAGAATTCTTGTGAGTAAATATATCTAGCATCATAACCTATATCTTCTAAGCAATCAAGAAATGGATATACTATTCTTTTCTTAAAATGAGTTAAACTGTATGGGTCTGTAGATATGCAGTTCTTAAATGCTTTATCAGTATCAAGAGATATAGAATAGTTTATTTCTTCTACTGTTTTTAATGGAAATTCCATATTATCAATCCTCCTTTAGATCGTTTACTTATTATTGATTTATTAAATTGCGGAAAATAAAAAAGGGGAACCTCTTATAAAGAAACTAATCTTTATAAGAGGTTTTGTATGGGATACAACTTGTAAATAAAATCTTTAGGAGAGATTTATCTATTTACGATAGATTTGTTTATATCTAGAAAAACCATGATTTATCAAATTATCAAAACACTTACTAATAAATCTAGTAGCAATAGTATCTAAATCATCTTTTTCTGCATTAAATTCAAAGTTATTAAGTTCTAAGAACTCATAGAAATAATCAACATATTCATTATCATTTCCATTTGCTCTATTTACATAACTTTTAAATGTATCAACAGCTGTTTCATGGAATACAAAGTAATCTTGTGTTTGAACAAAGTCTTCATCACAAAGAGTTATCTTTGTAGCTAAATCCTTTAATGTATTACTTAAATAATCACATAAATCCAAATACTCAAGCATTATATGCTTATGCACTACTCTTACAGAAGGACAGTTAAACTTTATATAGAAAGGTTCTCTTGTACCCGGAAATGTTACTTTAATATCTCTAAATCCACCTTCATAGTATTTCTCTAAACTATTATCATCTGGTATCTTTTCTGTTTCTTTACTATAAGTAATATAGCTATTTCTTAAATCTACTTTCATAAATTCATATTTAGTATAATACTTAGTAACATATCCATTATTTTCTTCATTAGGTGCTTGATACTTATCTTCTTTATATGTAAGTATATAAACAGAACCTTCAAGCATATCATTTACATAATCCATCATAGATACATCAGTATAACCATAACTATAACTATCAGATTTATATGCAAAATCTATCCATTTATTAGCATCTTTTTGTGCTTCATCTTTATTTTCACCATATCCACTTGCAATAATACCATCAAAAGTAATTATATCACATCTTCTAAATCTCTTTTCAGTAATACTATCTTTCATTCCATCATAAACAGCTATTACTTTCATATCTAGATTATGTAAAGATATAGTTTCATATAGCTCTAAATTAACTTTTCTATCATAGATATAGTTAATTTTATCAACTGTAGTATAAACTACAAGTACTTCATCTGGCTCAAATTGAGTAGAATAAAGTAAATCTTCCATAAGTTCTTTTGGAGTTTCCCATCTTCTAACAAAAAATACTACTTTAACTTTATCTCTTATTTTTGTAGGAAGTGGATTTACTTTAAAATCATCTATTTCTATACAGTAACAACTTCCTCCTCTAAACTTAACACCTTTTACCTCATCAATACTTTTAATTTTAGTATCTTTCTTCATAAGGTAAGTTCTTACAGGTGTTAAACCATCTTTAAATACACTTCTTGCTATTGCAAATACAGATATATTTGGCTCTCCTTTTGCAATCTCAGGTATTAAAATCTTACTAATTTCCATTATATTCCTCCTATAAAGTATATGTAAATTCTATTTCAATAAAGGATTTACCAAATTCTACTTGAGAATAATCCTTTTTATCTATTCCTGATACATAAGTAAGAGGAAGTTTTGCTTCTTTAAAAGACTTTTCTACAAAATCAAACTCTTCTTCATCTATACTTACATCAACAGTAGATATCTTATATCCTTTTAGTTTATCTTTATCTTGTGCTTTTTCTTCTATATTAGATACAAGATGGAGCTCACTTTTAAGTATTTTACATTTCTTACATTTCTTTACCCATTCATTATCTGTTTTCCACTTTTCTTTCTTTTCATCTAAAAGCTTTCCAAGTTCAACTCTAAGTTTTTCTTGGAAGAACTTTATTATAAGACTACGATATAAGTCATGTCTTACTTGAGAAACTATCTCAGATGGTTCTTGACATGCTTCTTCAAACTTAGTCATAAGAAGTTCTTCCTCTTCTTTATCAAGTTCAAACTTATATTTAGTCTCTTTAGCAGGAACAGGAGTATCATTTTTAAATTCTCCTCTCATAATTACCTCCTTATTTTAAATCCCAAAGTTTACTAATACCAAATCCACTTATATCTATATCTTTATTTCCTTCTTCATTTAATGCTTTCTCTAAAGCATCAAACATTCCTTTATTTTCTGGAGTATAAAGAATAGACTTTCCACTCATTATAAACTTATCTATTCTACTATCATTTTGAAGATTTTCTTTCTCTATGATATTAAATATACTAAGTTCTACCCAGAAATTATCAGAAATAAAATGTGCATTTGGTATCTTATCATTAGATAAATATCTATCAAGATATTTAAACAGTCCCTCTTTTGTACATTCAAATACTTTTATATTATGTCCTAAGAAGTTTCTAAGTATTCTTTCATCATCTACGAGATTATTTTTAAATACTAAAAAATAATTATTCTCATTATCTAGATAATTTTCAATATTCTTATTAATAAAGCTAGGAATAGTAGCATAACACATATTCTCATACTCTTCTAAAAGAAATTTCAATTCTTCTCCAAACATAATACTTGGTTTTAAATAAATGAAGTTCTTATTTATATCACTTGGAATAAATATAGAACTTTCTTTTGGAACTAATACTAATTTCTTAAATTCATTTACTTTTACAGTATAAGGAATAGCTAGAAAAAACTCAAGTTTTTTAACTATAGAAGAAAGAAGACGATTAAAATCGTCCTCTTTAATTCTTCTAAAGTTATCTCCTAGTATATCCAGACACCATAAATCATAACTAAAAACTACATTATTAACCGTAGTTAATATAGTTTGTACATTATTATTTACTTGTGTTTCTGAACTCACAATGAAGACCTCCTTCTATCAATTCAAACATAAACTCATTAAGTGCTAATCTTATTCTTTCTAGATTAGTACTTAAGCACTTTCTTTCATCATAAAATGCTGGGAAGTCTTTATGAATTTTAAAACCTGCTGCATTTTGATGACCTCCACCTGTAAATCCATACATAGTTCCAATAAACTCAGCAAGATTATAACTAGGAAATTCAGTATATCCATCTTTTGTATAAACTGTTCCTCCAAACTTATTATAAGTTATAACACAATCTGTTTTATCAAACTCTTCCATAAACATTTCTTTTACAGCAGAGCTATATTTCCATTCTACTGGAAGTAAAACTATGTTATAATGTTTATTAGTTTTAGGGTCAAATTTATACACTTTATCTCCTAGTTCATCTTTAAGTACATCTTCATATACTTTAGAAACTAGTTCTTTATACTTAGTATAACATTCTAAGATAAATGCATCAACTTCCTTATTATCAAGTCCATCATATAGTTTTGCAGCATCAATTAAATGTTTAAATACATCTTTTTCATTATCAAACATTTTATCAATACTACCCATCATTTGACCAAGAATATACTCATTATCTGTACTCTTATATTCTTTCTTCCATAAGAAAGTATCCCAAAGATTTACTTTCTTACTAAAGTATATAAGATTTTCCATAAATTTAGAAGCTTTACCTATATATTCTTCAACTATAGTTTCGCATTCTAATACTCTTTTGCACATTCTAACTGCAGAAATAGATGCTCCACAATGATAAATATCTGTTATAACTTCATAATCTTCAAATACATCAATGTTAGGAAGTCCAAACTTATTATTAAGTTCTTCTCTACTTCTATAGTTACCTTCATGATGGTCATACCAAGTGAACTTAAGTGTTTTTCCAAGCACATGTTCTAATGCAACATTTTTAAGAAACTCTTGTGGGTTCATAAACATTCTGTCTGTAAATGCTATTTCTACATTCTTATAATGATGAAGCCTTGTTTTAAGCTCATTATAGGCATATATAGCAAGTTCTGTACTAGTAGCCTCAGTAGAAGTACGTTCTAAGTATACAAATGTGTCATATCCCATCGTAATAGCTCCAAAAAGCATATTAATAGCACTTGTAACTCCATCTAAATCAGAATGTGATATTATAACTAGTGCTTTATCGCTTTTATTATGATATTCATAAGTTAAACATCTTTCTCCATATGCTGTTCCTTTTTCAAAATCCTTTACTGCTGTTAAATGTAAAATCTCCATTTAAATCTCTCCTTTTTATATTTATTTGTAGAACTCTCTACACATTAATATATCTAACTAATAGGAATAGAAGAAAAAAGAGAATATCTTAACTTAAGCTTATTTATAACTTTTCTATCAGTAAATACTTTACTATTAATAGCATTAAGTTTACTAAATAACTTTCTATCATAGAAGTCAAGATTATTCTCTTTTATTACTTTATACATATATACATAAAGGTCTAAACTTTTATAATCTGCATATATAGAACCATAAGGCTCTACAAACTTTCTTATAAATTCAAGTTTACCCTTTTTAAGTAGTTTATTACTAAATTCTACATCTTTATCATCTGGGTCATATCCATATGTATCTTTTACATATTTCCTAAATTCTACAAAGGAAACAGTTTTAATTAGGCATATAAGTTTGTATGTTGGTTTAAATCCACTTTTATATAATGAAATCACTTCTTGGTATACTTTTGTGTCATAATTTGAATATTCCCTCATTTCTTATCTTACCTTCCTTTAAAAATCTTATAGATATTTCCACCTTTTTTCTTAGCCTTTTCTTCTTTTTGTATAGCTTGAGCTTCTGGACTATCTTTTCTATATCCATTTATATAATTACTTGCATATTCAGCTGGTATTTCTGTTCCATATTGATGAATAAAGTTGTCTCTGAATAAGTTTTCATTCTTTCTTTTATTAAAAGTATTTATAGTTTGGCTAAAACTCATATCTATTGGATATACAACATGTCCTAAGTCTCCTCCTACTCTACCTACTCTTGATAAAGTTTGTATTATCTCACTTCTTGCAAAAGTAAATTCAAGTAAAACTAAAGCTCTTATCCTCTTGTCATCATAACCCCTTCCTATTTTCTGAGTAGTAGATACAATAAACTTTTTATTTTTATTAACTTCATTTTCTTTTACACTTTTACTACTGTTTACTATACCTATATCATCTTCATCAATTCCAAATCTTTCAGTCAGTTTCTTAGCAACTATTTCACAATTTTCAATTCTTCCTACAAAGAAGACTATTCTTCCATCTTCATCTAGAAGTTTTTTAAATAAACTATCTTCTTTATTATACATTTTATCCATTATAAAATCCAAGAATATATCTTTTCTTGCAAATATGTTATTATACTCTATTTTAAACATTGACTCATTCCAACCTCTTATCTTAAGAAACTCTTTTCTAGTTGGGTTCATCTTTCCTCTTATAAAGTAAATATTTTTATTAGGAGGAACTTCTATATCGTCTCCCATATGAGCAACCTTTTTATAGATAAGTTGAAATACTCTATTATCTGTTTGTAGATTTCTATATGGTGTTCCTGTTAGATATAGATTATATTTAAAAGTAAAATATACTTCTAGTTTATAAGTAGTAGAAACATTTCTATCTACTTCATCTATTATCTTCATAGTAAGTCCCATTTTATTTGCAAATATTTCAGATATTTCTTCCATTCCATATGTTTTACATATACTATCTAGCATACTATGAGTAAGAAATAAACCATTTATCTTATCATAGTTAAGTTCCATTATATCAGAACCCTTACTAAGTATATACAAACCATCAAAACCAATTACTTTTCCTATACTTTCATATCCTTGCTTTATTAAATCAGTGTTATACACTATAAATAGAAACTTGCAATTCAAATTACTTATGCAATAAGATGCAAGATAAGTTTTACCTACTGTTAGACTATGTCTTTAAACTATATCGTCTCCGATATAATCTACGAACCGTTTCGTATATAATACTACTACTCTACTAGCTATTAAATATAGTAATTTGCAACCTATATTTATTTCTTCCAAGTTAGTTAAGCTCCTTACCTCATAGATTAAAATGCTAAATTAAAATAGGTTATACCCGATAATACTCAATTAAGAATATTATCGGGATTTTAATTTGCTTTTTAAACTCTAACTCTATGGCTTTCGATAGTCGTTGGACCCATCTGTTTATTTAGCTTTTAGCTTTTGTTACTACTGTTAATACTACATCAGTTGCAGAAGATGAATTATTAATTTCAGCTTGTTCTTTAACTCCTGTTATACCACCAGTAGCTGTCCACTTAAGTCCATCTCTTTGCTTAGTAGCAGCTTTTTCTGTTTTGATTGTAACTGTAGGCCAAGCTAATCCTTTAAGACCTACTGGAGCTGTTGGTGAATTTCCTGTAACTGTTACTTCTTTAGAAGCTTGACCATCAATTAATGCATCTTCTCCACCTTTAAAAGTGACTTTTATCTTTTTATTTGCAGGTGAAGTTGGTGGAACTACTGTAGTAACACCTTTTAAGACTTTAGTAAATGATTTATTTACAAATTCTATAACTTTAGTTACATCAGATAACTTAACTCCAGTTATATCTTCTGCAATTAACTTATCTACATTAGCTCTAGTTACTACAGTTTCATCTACTCCTATTTTATTAAGTTCAAGTCTTAAAGCAAGAAGAACTTGTTGATTATCTCCGACAGCTCTCCAGAACTTTCCTACATCAAGTTTAGATGTTTCATTTGCTTTTTTAACTACTTCATTGATAAATTTATCAATATTATACATACCGTATACCTCCTTTTATTTATTTACAAATTTATAAACAGACTTTGTTGCTCAACACACCCATAGTTTATAACATTAATTACTATACCAATAAGCTTTAGACTTATTGCCATAAATATATCACTATACTTACTTAGTAGTTATAACATTTTGAATGCTCCAAGCAGTTAGGTTCGTGAGGGCTTAGTAATAACTTAACCCTGGGGATAAAGCAAGAATAATCCTTTTATCTTCATTTAAGATAAAGTGTTTTACAAGTTTATCAGCTAGTTTCTCTTGATGTTTAAGAGGAGGAAAATTAAGTTTATAAGGAATACTATCTTCATAACCTATTTTTACTTCCTTATAAGTATAATAGTTCCTAGTAACTGATAAAATTATATCTTTTGATATCTTAGGAATAGCAATAATTGTGTCATCCTTAGTCTCACCTTTAATTTCAAAGAAAGCTTTAGGTATTTGCTGTTCAGTTTTAAACTCAATAGTAGAAAGTTTAGACTTTAAATTCATATAGCTATTACCTGTAAGACTATTCTTTGGTATAAAGAAAGCAGTAGATGACTCATATATTACATACAATAATATCACCACCTTTATTTTAAAGAAAAAATAAAAAATAGTTACCCCTGACTATGATATTTGTCAGGGGTATTTTAATATTAGTAGTATTTACTACGGTCACAAATTACAAGAACTGAAGTAGAACCAGGTATAGGTTTTACTTCAATTCCTCTTTTCTTAAGTAGTTCTTTATATTTAATTCTTTTAGGTCTTTTAAACATAATTTATCCTTTCTTAGAACTATCTTCTTTTTCTGATTTACCATTTAATAAATGGTCAACACTTCTTATATCTTTTTCTATAAAGTAAGAATTAGGCATTTTGATTTTCTTATTTTTCTTTCTCATTTTAACTCCTTTTATCTATGTACATTTTTACATTTATGATAGTTTTTAGCTTTTATAATTCTTGCATGAATTGGTATTTTTGAACTTTCTAACATGTTAAATAATCTATCTGTAAAATAAAGTTTACCATATCTTTGACCATACTTTCTTTTAATCATATAAACTAAAAGTAAATCTCTTGGTATATCAGTTTGCTTTTTAACTATTATTCTTCTAGCTTCATGTGTCATGAAAGCAAAAACACTTTTGTATTTCTCAATTTCATTATCTTTAATATATCTTATTTTATCAAGTATTTCTTGATTTGGTCTAATTCTAGATAATTTTGTATTAAGATTTGCTTCAATATTTTTCTTAATATAACCTATAAGTATTTTAGCTAGATTTCTTCTAAGCAATTTATCTTTACTAAGAACTTTAAACTTTCTATTTACTCTCATTCTATATCTCCTCTTTCAATAGTTGCACATTCATCTTCATCTAAAGCACCTTCAATATCATTTATTGCCATGTCTGCTGTGAATGTTCTATTTATTATATTATTAAGTTCTTGATATAAATCTCCTCTTGCTGTATCTCTTTTGTGAGTTATGATATTATAGAATACATCAGTTTCAGATGGTTGAACATTTTGTTTAGTAAGTTCAAATATCTTTTTAATGTATCCATGTATCATTCCTATTCCTATATTAGAGCTCTTTTGAGGAGAAGTTATTGTATTTGATACATTTGTATATTTAATAGATTTACTATCAACAGTTGCTCTTTTACTATCATCTTCACCATCTTTAAGAAGTACATATATCAAAGTTTCATATTCTATAAAATGGTCAAGTTTAAGTCTATCTTTCATGAATTTATAAATGTATCTTATCTTTTCTTCAGTAGTTTCAAGTGAGTTTATAAATTCTTTATTATCTTCAACGAATTTATTACCTCCATTAATAACTTCATAAAATCTTTCAGCTACTGCAATAACACTATCATTTGGAATATCTATTTTATAACTTCCATCTTCCATTGCATGTATATCTTGCTCAGTTTCAAGTCTTATTCCATTAATATAAAGTTCGTTTTTAGATTTTAAAGGCATTCCACTTGCAGATACTTTAAGAGGAATACTTCTAAGTTCTACTTTATATTTCTTATTAAAGTAAATCCTATCAAATTCCATCTTCTTTATTATATCTGTAGTTCTTATAAACTCTTCTAAGTCAATATCTCTTATATCTCCATAAGAAAGCATTATAGCTTTTACTATTGCTACTATAAAGTGCTTTATAGATATAATACCTTGAACTATATCTGATATATGGTGTATTATATAAGAGATATAGTTATTATAGTGAATTGCATTATCTCTCATAAACTTATTAAAATGACCAAAACAGTTAAGACATATAGTTTCTCCAGTACAGTTTATAATACTTCTTATTCTAAGTTCTTTACCAATCAAATCAAGTCTATCACAATCAATATATCCTGCTATTTCACCTTTATCATCTACATAATACTTTCCTCTAAAGAAAATCAAATCACTTTCTTTTTCTATCTTTATATGCCAAGTAGTATGTGTACCACAATCATGAATTACTTCTCTTGTGTCTGCAGCATTAAGTTTTGCAGGAAGAAGAGCACTCATTACATATTTAAAGATAGTTCCACCTTCTTTAATATCATTCTTACCAACAAATCTTGCTTTAATTGCCATTTGGTCCATATACATAATATCTCTTTTCTTTCTAAGACCATTTATTAATGGATTTCTTATAGGTTCATGAGCAATATATGTATTTTGTGCATCTGGCATCATTCCATATGTAACGCCAAATGTTAGAACTTGTGCAAGATTTGCTTTAACACCACTCATAAAGTAATAACTTAGTGGGTCAATAAAGATATCTCCAGTTTCAAACAGTTTTGCAACTTCTTTAATCTTTCTATCAACTTCCCACGGAGTGTCTGTATCTTTATAAAGTGGTTCATCTAGTATTTTCTTATATCTTTCATCATTTAAGTATGCTTTTATGTATCCAAGTAAACTATGCTGTACTGTAACTATATCATTTCCTATTATAGAAAGACGATAAAATTGAGATTTAAGTCTATCAAGTATAAAAGGAATAGAAATCTCAGGCATAAAAAGTTCTTCATCTTTAAGAAGTGCTCTTAATACCTGAGTTGAGTATTTCTGAGGATTACCTTTTTCATAAGAAGTAGTAAAAAATAACTTCTCTCTTATACTTCTTTTTCTTGATACCTTAAAGGCATCAAACATATTCTGAAGACATGCATTAACATATAGTTTAGCTGCATTTGCTTTCATAAAGAAATCGTCAAAGAATTCCATCATATATTCAGTATCATTTAAAGGTTCTTGTCTTATTCTTCTTGCAAGTTCAATAAGATGTTCTTTATTATTATACTTAAACAGTTCCATCATACTTGTAATTCATCTCCTTTATGTCAGTAATTGCATTAATACAATACATATCATCTTCAGTTATAAGCTCTCCCCAATCTATTACTCTTTCTTTTTTAGAAAGATAATGTTTTGGACCCATATTATATATCTCATATACTCTTACATTACCTTCGTATATAAGATATTTCTTATTTTGAGTCTGAATTAGAATAAAACCTTCTATTTCTGCTCCTATTACATGGTTTTTAGTAGTTCTAGTTCTAGTATCTATATTAACATATCCAAGATGTCCTTTAACACTTCTCTCTTTATAAATACTAGTAAGCTTTCCAGTATCAGGATTTACTACTTTTCCGCAATAGAAGTATCTATTCTCAGAAATAGCAGAAAAATCAGAGGATAAAATAAGAGAATATCTTCTATTCTCATTCTTTCCAAATAAATAGTAGCAACTTTTATCTTCTTCTACTTTAGTATCAAGATAGGAAGAAAACTTCCTATCCTTCATACTAATCATGTGTATTGGTGGTAATTTATATTTATACATAACTACCTCCCTAAACATACAAGTACATCATTTAACATAACATACTTATATTCACTATTAGTTCCACTAAAGAATGGTTTTATATCATACATTATAGTAGATTTACGCTCAATACTTTCAATAGTTGCTATATCAAGACTTACATCATCTCCGTCTATTTTACCTGTAACTATTTTATCTCCTACTCTCAAAGCTAGTGCTGTACATTTATTTGCAACTACATCTCTAGTATAAACTATAAATAAATCTTTTAAAGTTTTTACATCTTTAGGAGCTCTTATTACCAGATTGCTATCATCATCTACATCTTCCTGAATTATAATCTCAATACTATCAATATCTTTTGCTTCTTTACCATATTTTATTACACTAGAATATGGATATAAATCAATAGTATTTCCATTTGATAATGTAACATGATAAGTATTTTCTTCTTTCTCCATGTTAATATCTGTTTGAGGATTTTCTAAATCAAATTTACTACTCTTATTAAGTACTAACCCATCTAAAGTTAGCAAAGAAAAATTATCATCATTCTTACCCCAATTCTCAGTATTAAACTCATTCATAATTGCACTACCATCGACATATGCAAATTCATATGCTTTAGGATAATCTTTACTCCAGTTATCAATATAATCTGACGCTAGTAAATAACTTCCTTTTGCTAGTGTAATTTTAGTATTCTTTGTAATCTTCATGACTACCTCCTTATAATTTAGTTATAACACTTGATTATATTTAATTATCTTCTACTCCAAATATATCATCTGTTGTAGTATACTCTTTGTTTTTACTACTCATTACTCCAAGCATAGCTTTTCTTAGATAAATCTTTCCTAAAGTAGCAGTTTTACAATATTCTGCTACTTTAGTTTCATTTTTAACTACATCTAGTATTTCATTATAAATACTATCATCTAATTCAAACTCCATTTTCTTCATATAAGTTCAGCTCCTATTACTAAATCATCTTTAACAAGGTTTATTCCTTTAACTCCTTGCGAAGTTCTTCCTACCATTCTTACATCATCTAAATTACAAAGTATAGATTTTCCATATTTTGTATAGATTAGTAAGTTGCTCATATCCTCTTGAGACTTCATAACTACTATGTAGTTATTTCTTGAAGTATTAGTACATTTAACTCCTACTCCATTTTTATTTTGAAGTTTAAACTCATTTGGATTTACTCTTTTAACATGTCCACTTTCTGATATAAATACTATTGGTTTTTCTCCTACTTTACACATAGAAGCAACATAATCTTTTTCTTCTTTATTAAGCTTAATTCCTATTACTCCATATGCTCCAACTCCAGTAGGTCTAACCTCAGTACTATCAATTCTTATACACATTCCATTTCTAGTAGCAATTATTACATCTTTACACTCTCTTTCTTTTGGAATTATAACTATATCTACTATCTTATCTCCACTTTCTACCCCAATAAGGTTCTTTCCATTTGCCTGTATATTTCTTATATTCTTTAAGTCAGTAGACTTAACCATTCCTTTTAAACTACAAGATATAATATTACCATCTTCTACATCATTTACAAATACTAATACTACATTTTCACTTTCTCTTAAACTTAATACATTTCTAGCAAGCTGTCCTCTTGCAAGTCTAGAAACAGGTTCTATTTCATATACTTTCTTTGAGTATATTCTTCCTTTACTAGTTAAGAATATTAAAGTATTTCTAGTAGAAGTATTAATTACTTGAGATATTTCATCATCTTCTTGAAGTGTTCCTACTGATGAACCTTTACCTCCACGCTTTTGCTCCTTGTTTAAATCCTCTGTTCTTTTAATATAACCTTTCTTAGTTATGATTATATTACATGGAGTATCAGGAATAGTATCATCAAGTGTTACTTCTTCTCTTTTCTTTTGTATTTTAGTCTTTCTAGTAAGATAAGGCTTTGCTTCTCTAAGATTTCTTATTTCTTCCCATTCAGCAATCATATAAGCATCTACTTCTTTATTAGATACTGTTCTTGTAATTCTTAAAAGAGTTTTTATTCTCTCAGTTACATTCTTTTCTTCTTCTCTTGCATCACTCATATTAAGCTTTGTAAGTCTTGCAAGTTTTAAATCAAGAATATATTGAGCTTGTGGTTCAGATAACTTAAATACTTTCATAAGTGTAGCTTTAGCATCTTGGTTATCTTTTGCATTTCTTATTATCTTAACTGCTTTATCTATATCCTTAGTTACTATAAAAAGACCTTGCAAGATATGAAGTCTATCTTGCTTTACTTTAAGCTCTAACATAAACTTATTATGAAGACATTTTTCTCTAAAAGTAATAAAAGAACTCATTATATCTTTTATATTAACTTTCTCTTTAAACTTACCGTTTACAAGTAAGTTATGCAAAGGTTTTAATACTTTCTCAAAAGGAGTTTTATGTATAAGAAGAGAAACTACTCTATCTATACTTTCTCCTTTTGCTAAGTCTATACATATTCTAATACCAGTAGCTTGAGTAGTTTCGTCTCTTATGTCCTTTATATTAAGTTCTCCAGCATCTACTAAGCTACCTATACTCATAGTTATATCTGGAATATAAGTACCATAAGGAATAGAAGTAATAACTATTCTATCAATTCCAGTCTTTTTATCTTGCTCTAACTTATATTCACCCCTAATTCTAACATATCCATCTCCACTTGTATAAACTCTTTTAAGTCCATCTGTTCCATTTATAATACCCCCTAATGGAAAATCTGGTCCTTTTATTATTTCATACATATCTTCTGGTGTAATATTTCTATTTTTTACATACTCTATACAAAGATTAATTACATCTCCAAGATTATGTGGTAAAAGATAAGAAGCAAACCCTACACCTATCCCCATATTACCATTTATTAATAAGTCTGGTAGTACTTCTGGGAGATAGCAAGGCATAGTTGTAGTATCATCATAGTTATTTCTATACTCTACTACTCCTTTTGCCAAATCTTTCAATACTACTTTTTCTGCATACCAAGATAACTTAGCTTCAATATATCTCGGAGCAGCAGCTGAGTCGTTTGCAATAGACCCAAAGTTTCCATTCGGGTCTATGTAAGGTATATTATTATTAAAGTCCTGTGCCATATTTACTATAGTACCATGAACACTTGAGTCACCATGTGGATGGTACTTTCCTAAAACTTCCCCTATTATTCTTGCTACTTTTACATGCTTACCAGAAGAAGTAATACCCATTTGGTTCATAGCATATAAAACAGTAAGTGATGATGGCTTTTGATTATCTTCTGTATTAGATATAGCTCTATCTTGTATAACAGCATACGCATAACCTGTATAACTTTCTTCTATATCTTGAACTATATCTACTTCATTTATTATAGCTGGCATTACATTCTCCTTATTATCTCTTTTCTTGTATTTGCATTATTACCCATAATTCCTGATATAACTTCATCAGCTTTACTTCTATCACTCATTGTAATCCTAGTAAGTACAAAGTTCTCTGGATTTAATGTAGTTTCAAATAAGTCTTTTGGATTTAATTCTCCCAATCCTTTGAAACGAGTTATATCATAATTATTAATTCCTTTATTATTTAATTCTTTAACTTTCTCATCTTTATCTTTATCTGTTCTGCAGTAGTAGATATTCTTGCCTTGTATAATTCTATATAATGGTGGATTAGCTGAATAAAGTTTACCAGCTTCAATAAGTTCAGGCATAAATCTAAAGAAAAATGTAGTTAGAAGAGTTCTAATGTGATAACCCGATTAGTTATTAACCTATAGCTTTTTATCTACAGCTCTGGAGGTCACCCTCATTTTCATCTAGTGGTCAATTCCACTCCAGTCTAGCGTACGTTTTTACCACTCACTTATAAATACGGTTATAAGTGGGATACTCTGATAGGACAGCCTCTTGGAAGTATTATATTCTTGTAATCCTATTACAAGGTTCAACTTCTACGCGTTGTGTTTGACTAAATCTTTACTCATAGCCTTCAATCTCAAGTTAGGTCAGCACCTTCTTGCTTCATTCTATCCTAATAATCTATAATATACCTGAGTATCTTTCATTATAGACGACGGTATTACTCACTGACGATATCTATATCACTATCTGTAGCTATTATAATCTTACCATAACGCATCTTCTTAATATCAAAAGTATCAAGAAAACCAGCACCGATGGCATTTATAATAGACTTTATCTCTTCATTCTTTAGAACTTTTTGTAAATCTTCTTTCTCTACATTTATTATCTTACCTCTTATTGGTATTATAGCTTGTGTAGCTGGGTCTCTACCTTGCTTAGCTGAACCACCTGCACTATCCTTTATGTCATCTAGGACGCAACTCCTAAACAGTTCTCTTATGAACTTCATCATATGATGTTTGGACTATATCTTTTCTCCCTCCGTTTCGATTTAAATAGGTTGGCATTTATAACCTTACCGTCATAAGCTTACGGCTCTACATATGTTATACCCACTTTTATTATTTACTGAATATAACACCCTAGTCTCTGAAGTCACTTCTTAAATATATTATCTAAAAATACATCAATTTTATTTTTAACTTCATCATTAAGATACTTTGAAAGTAGATTGGTGTTTATTTCTGTTACTTTTAAATTATATTCACATAATGCTTTATATGCTTTATAATTTAATTTATTTTCTTTTCTGAAATAATTAAGTATTTTATCTAAAAAATAGTATCTTATGTACCTTGTAGTAATATCATTTAAGTATATTAATGGTATATACATATAACACCCATTAAACCAAAGATACTTCATTACTGGTTTACTTCTTTTAGATATACCTGAAAGATAATTATTTAGAATACTTGGTAAGAAAATACATGTTTCTGGAGAATATATTTTATTTTTAACTCCAAACTGTAATACATCTTTATCTATATCCTGTTCTTCATCTTCCATGTAGTTACTTATATCTTCAGAATACACCCATTCAAGAAATTTCTGATAAGATCTCCATTCATCACAAACTTTAGCATTATTGTAAGGAAGTCTATTTATATCACTACATCTTTCCCACATATGATACCAACATCTATGAAGTTTTTCAGTTGACTTATATTTAGGTACACCATAATAACAACCAAATTTATTTATTTTTAAAAAATTTCTAACTTTGTCACCTCGTTTATCAGTCAATGCATCTAATCTACACCAAAATAATGAAGTTTCATATTTATTTGAATTTTCATACATAATTTCTACTGGTAATCCATTTCTTACACACTTAATGTTAGTAGTGTATTTAAAATCTTTATTCTGTCTTGCATCTAATATTTTAATAGGTTTATCAAAATTTTTAAGTTTAAACTCTCTTCCTATGTATATTTTCTTATTAAATCTACTTTTCATATTTCACCTCCTTTTATCTTTATAAAATATATTTAAGAAGCTTCCTTGCGTCGATTGTACCTAATCTTAACGTTTTCACTATGCTACTTGCCACTATTACGGTCGTAGTTTTATAGTACATCACTGTCTATAAGTAGTAGTTAAGACATTATTGGTAGTTTCCCGCAGTTAGAAGGGTTTAATGAAGGTAATAGTAGTTTGCCTTCAACTATAATGAGCATTCTATCTTCTACTTTTGTATGAGATGAGCAATCTGCAAGTTTTCCTTTAAATTTATCTACCATATTCTTTTTAATATCAGAACTTGCATCTTTTATTTTCTTTATTTCTTCTCTTTGCTTTCTAGTCTTCATTATTCTATTAAGAATTATATTACATTCTTTAGGATTATCCATTAAATATACTTCAAGATTAGAAAAAACACAAGAAGAAACCATACTAATATATTCAGGATTATTAACCTTTGCTTTAGTTTGACCTTCAAACTCAGGTTGTGCTCCTTTAAAACTTATTATACACATAAGACCTTCTTGTATTTCAGAACCTTCAAAGTTACTATCTTTATCTTTAAGAAAGCCAACTTCTCTTGCTACTTTATTAATAACTCTTGTAAGTCCTGTTTTAAATCCAGTTTCATGTGTTCCACCATTAACCATTCTTAAGAAATTTACATAAGAACGGATATTATCTTGTGATTTATCATGATAAGAAAGTACTATTTCTACATAGTCTTTTGCTTTATTATCACGAGACAGACTTTCTCCTTCAAAGTAAATAGGTTTAACTAGCATATTTCTTTCTGTTTCTTGTGATATTTTAGAAAGAAGTTCTACTATTCCACCTTTAGAATAGAAAGTTTGTGTTCTCCCATCACGTTCATCAGATAAATTAAATCTAAGTCCTTTAGTAATATAAGAAGCACCTTCACAGAAGTCTGCTATTATATTAAATTTAAATTCAGTACTTTCTTTAAATATCTTTTTAGATGGTTTAAACTTTACTATAGTTCCAGTTTGAGTAGTTTTACCTATTTCTTCTACTGGAGTTAGTATTTTTCCAAAAGAAAAAACTTGACGAAATATCTTTCCTTCTCTTAAGACTTTTACTTCTAGGTCTTCAGAAAGAGCACAGGCTGCTTTACAGCCTATGCCATGAAGACCAATAGAATTATTATAGATGCTATTATCAAGTTTACCAGTAGAATGCATTATAGTAAATAGAACTGTAAGTGTACTCATGTCTTTGAATTCACTATGAGGAGATACTGGTATACCTCCCCCATTATCTTCTACTATAACATATCCATCTTTAGTAATCTTGATATTAATATCAGTACAAACACCTCTTGCATATTCATCTATAGAGTTTGAAATAATCTCTATTATAATATGATGAAGTCCAAGACTGTCTGTATTACCAATATACATAGCAGGTCTTAATTGAAGTGCCTCAAGTCCTTTCATAACTTTAATTGCACTAGCATCATAAGACTTACTCATCTATATTTCTCCTTTTTGTGAATTTATGTCATTTGTATCAAGGTACTTAACGAATTGAGCTAAGTGTTTTGCTGTTTCTTCCAATTTAGCTTCTTCAATTAAATAACATACAGTAATTTTTTCTTTTATAATTTCTTTCTTCTTAGCTGCATCATAATAGCTAAATGTAATACTTTGTGGAGCATATGCAAGTGCTATCTTTGATTTGCTAAGTTCTTTAAGAAGTGCATTAAGCTTATCTTGTACTGTATAAGTATTATTACCAGAAGCATAAAGACTTCCCCTTATAGAAATAGATTGGACTATTTTAGTAACCTTAGGTTTGGCGTTAAATTTAGGTTTATTAAATCCTTTCTTATCAAATGGTTTTTTATCACCAAATGGTTTCTTTTTAAAATCTTTTTTGTCAGTATTATAAGTTGGTTTACCATATTTTTGATATTTATCTTTATTAAATTCTTTCATTCTATTAGTCTCCTTTTATTTTTATTGATGTATAATAATGTCAGTAATCATTGCATGTCCTACAACTTTAAGACCACTGAATTGAAGTTCATATAGTCTTACATTTGCAGCTGGATAATCAAAATTATTCTTTCTTATATGAGCTATAACCTTACTAATATCATAGTTATTACTTCTGTATACTTCATTATAATCAAAGATATTAAGGTCAGTTTCATACATAACATCTTCATCATCATAATAAGCATTTCCAAAAGCTTTTAAGAAATCATAACTTCTCATACCTATTTCTTTAAATCCATATTCATTTCCTTCATATAGATTTGCTCTATAGACTGCAATTAAAACCTTATTATTACCATTTAATTCCAATATTTCTTTTACATCCTCTACAAGTTCTGGATGATTTGAGTTGAATGCTATTAAGTCAAACATATTTACCTCCTTGGCTAATTCCCTTTTATAATTTGATGCTATAATACTTCCTACTACTAATTTTAGTTTTGCTATGGACCCATTCATTACTTCCTCCTTTACTTTTAGTTATTTTAGTATATGTAATTCTTTACATACTTGTTACCATTGTGTTTTAAATCATCCATAAGTTTTGCTATTCCAAGAATAGTATTTATTTCATCTTCTATAACTTTCTTAGTGTCAAAGAACCTTGCAAACTTAGGATTATCTTTAACTTCTAAATCCTTTTCTCTAGGATTTACCATAACTAACTTGTTACCAACTTCCTTAACTTCTTTTGCATAAAGCATATCTTTAAGCTCTCTTCTTTCTGTTTCATATATTTCATTCATAGCTATTTCTATTACTTCTTTATTTCTTGCATATGCTTTATTAAAATGATTAAGTGTTCCAGCACCTGCTGATGTATTATAAAGCATCTTCCATACTTGTGCTGGTGTTTTGTCTTTAATATTTATTTTCTTAGTTTGTGCTACATATTTATAATATAAACTCATAGCAACTACAGACGCTTTATGATTATTAGTTAAATCATTAAAGCTTATTTTCTTAAAATCTAATCCTTCTTTTTTAAGTTTATTATAAAGTTCTTCATCTTTAAGTATATTATTCTTTATAAACTTAAAAGCAATAGGAGTTATTTGTGCTATTCCATGTTTAGAAGAACCTTTAAATGCACCCATATCAGTTTCTGCAGACAAAGTTCCAAACATTATTTCATTCCATTTCTCCAAATCTTCTTCAAACACTAATTTATTTGCTTCTACTACTAACTTTACTACTTCTTTTTTATCTATATTATAACTTTTAACTCTAGCTTCTGATACGAAGCTAGACAGCACTAAAATTAAACATATAATTACTTTTCTCATATTCTTATACCTTCCTTTATTCATTTATTTTTATAAGATTTGAAGTATTACTTCCTTGTACTTGAGGAAGTTTTCCATCCCACTTTTCTATAGTCATCTTTCTTAGAAGTTGTGGAGATAGAGAATTACTTTCAATCTCATTTGCTTTTGCAATAAGTTCTTTTTCTTTTAAAGCATATTCTGCAAGTTTAACTCTGTTTTCAGCTTCAACTTGAGCTTTTGCTACTTCTGCTTTAGTAGTTTCAACTTTTTGCTCAGCTACTTTCTTTGCTTCTATTGCTTTTTCATATTCATCAGAGAAGTCATGGTTTACGATAGATACATTTGAAACATTTAATCCATATGTTGCAAAGTCATCTTGTAAGTCTCTGAATATCTCTGAAGATATTTGAGCTCTTTTACTTACAAATTCTTCTATTGTATATTTTGCAATAGTTGCTTGTACTATTTCTTTAACTCTAGGTCTTATAAATCTAGTTTCATATTTAAGACCAAAAGCTCTATAAAGCTTTTCTGGGTCAGGTATATTTGCTTGAACTGTAAATTCAAGCTTTATACTTTGCATATCTTTAGTAGATACTTCAAGTGTAGTATCCATTTCATCAGTCTTACCAAAGATATAAGACTTTTCTCTAGTTTCCATAAATACCTTACTTTGAATTAAAGGGTATTTAAAATGTAACCCTTCAGTATCTATTCTTGATATTCTACCATTAGTACTCACTATTGCAACTTCTCCAGTTTGTACTGTATATACATTAGTTAAGTATACTATAAGTCCTACTATAGCAAGTGCTCCAAATATACCTGCTTTAACTACCCTACCTGTTTTAACACCATATCTTTCATCTACAAAATATCCCATCTTATTTTTCCTCCTTATTTTCTTCTAATTCTTTTCCAAGTTTGTCAAGTTCATCAAGTAACTCTTGCCGAGCTTTATTATACTCTTCTTCAATCTTTTCCATTTCCTTATTCCATTTTCTCTTTTGTATTAGTAGGTCTATATAAGCTACTATAAGTATAAATATCTGAACACCTAATAATACAAAGATATTTCCATTTGTATACTTAGCTAACATAAATATAATCCAGAAGTATATTGGTATCAGATAAGGTTCACTCCATTTGAATTTCATAAGTTTTTCCTCCTTAGTCTTTCCAAGTATCGTCATCATCAACACCATCAAATTCATCAGTCTCAACATCACTTGCTTCAGCACTAAGGTTATTATACTCTCCAGTAAATCCATTATTAAAGTCAAGACTGTATAAATTAGCAAATATATCTACCTCTTTAGCTAACTGTATTCTATCTTTATTATATGATAAATGGTTTAACTCAATAAGTACATTTTTACCAATCCAACCAACAGTATCTTTATACTCATCAATTACATCTTTAACAAAATCCTCAATATCATCATAATCTTCAGGATTATATCTTTTACTAATCAAATACACATAATCTTCATTTCTTCCACAATTTTTCAAACTTTCAAATAAATTACTCATTTTAATCTACTCCTTTACTTTAAATTCTCATAATAAATGTGTTTGTACATATGAGTATAAACATTGACAAATCACCATTAAAACGTCACCTCCTTTATAAAAGACGGCAAATTTGTCTATTTTTATAACCTTATGTATCTTCACACGACAACTATAAACTTTGGTCTCTATGACCCCTTATAATGCAAATTTGAGGCATATTATACTGTAGTCCAGAGTTTACAAAGTATTA